CTGCTATTCTGTATCAATTTAGAAATGAATCTAAAATCCTTATCCGATCCCGTGCCCAAAAGACAACTTATAATCATCGTTCAACGCTGAAAACAGCTCACGACTTTCTACAATTGTGTTCATTACGCGACTAGACCCAACATCACATCCCTGATGGTGTTAGTACCACTGGATTACGTCCCCGCATTACAGTAAAACTGCAAGAGTTATCTCGTTAACTTCACGTGGTTTGTTTTACGGACCCCACCCGTCCAGCCCTCTTAACATCTGGAGCAGTGAACACTATACCGCGTCACTCCGGTGTCGACCGAGACGGGATGTTCATAACATCCACGCTCGCCCCGCTATCATTCAAGCTCACCATCACATCCAAAAGGTCGGTCCTTTCAAACGGTTACTGCGATTCTTTGTCTTTTCACCGTTTGTGCTATCGGTCATTTCTTTACGGTGACTGACACACCGAGAATCACAATTTTCCCTGATTCCCCGGGATGATCTCAGGATTTAACACCTCGTAGTTTAACGACTTCGGTCGTCACCAAATCTATTGGGAAGCTGAACTATCAATTTCAGTGATCATGAGATCCATATTAATTGGTCCCAATCCAAACACACCAGAAGTTGAATAAGTAACAGTTACATTTCCACCCAAATTATTAGCTTTGACAACATAAAACTCAGCAGCAGAGGCAGTAACAGTGGCAGCAGCACTAGGTGCTGCAATAAAAGTACCACCCCCATTCCAATAAGCAACGGCAGTACCACCAGATACACTAACACTAGGGAAGGTAAAAGCAGTACTAGGAAAGTTCCAATCGACATTAATGAGGTAAGATGAACCAGGTGAAGCCAAAAACGTCATAGTAGTAGCCGTGAAACTAGCCACCAAAGATCCTTGGAATGTTGTAGTAGTAGTACCAAATGGTGAAGCAGCTGTAACACCGCTTCGAAAGTATTTAGCAGTTGATATTTGACCACCTACAGTTGCTGGTAAAATAGGTTTAGAAAACTCCACACAATACGAAACCCACAATTCACCCAAATTCTGTACAGGATTTGATTGAGTTGCAAATTGAAAATTACCATAATCATAAAGTCGTAGATCCTGATTAGCCGGAACTGCTCCAGATCTAACATATCGATGAGGAATGGTTGTTTGACTCACAGCACATTCAATTGCATGAATCAATGCTAAAGTAGGTTTCACAGAAACCGCAAATTCAGCATTTTCCATTTGTTGTTTTGTCGTATATAAAGGTGAGTCTGCATTGTAATTAGTTGACATAATGATAACACCAGGTGCCCCATTCGTTACAAAATCAGTGATCAGTGGACGAAACTCAAATACAACACCATGGAACTTATATTCCTGGTAGTTTTGAGCAATGGTTGAAAGCCAGGGAAAAGTTTGAGCCAATCCAGGATTCAACGGATAAGACTGATTTGTAAACGCACTGGTACCCTGAATATCTCCAAGGTATTCACGATGGCAAACAATATTAGTAGCAGCCGTAGTACTAAACTGGGGGATTTGTTTGGAACTAGCAAGAACATTGTAGGATGGAACTTGACCAACCATCGTGTAATCACCAGATCCAAAAATGGAACCAATTCCGCTGCCGAGCCAACGCCCAACAGACTTGCCAATGTCGGCTTTTCCAAAGAAAGAGCCAATTTTGTTTCCAACTATTCCACCAGTATCGGAAAACGGAGTTTTCTTAACAGATTTTAATTGTTTTAATTGTTCAGATAATCGTTGAATCGCTTTGGTCTCTGAACGAACCGCAGCAATCTTTGCTTTCGCTTTAGTTTTATTAGGCATTGTATTGGATACCGCACACCTAAACGGGACTGTTCATCATGCACGCACCATTACGGGAGTTCCGTGCAGTCTCTTGGCATTCTGTTTAGCACTCGACGAGTTTTGGACTATTACCATGCATGACCCAATTTACGACTTCACTTCGCCGGGTTTTAACGACTTTTCCTTGTCGTCAGAGCTGGTTCAGATCGGAATCACATTAAAGCGATTCTCCACCGTTCCAACTCCTAGTGTGAGCTTTCTGTAATACTCCTCTAGAACAACTTGCTCCGTTGGTGTAATATCAAATGCCAACCAGAAGGAATATCGAGTTTCGGGTGATGGTTCGCGATACGTTGCATTCATGCCTTTAGACAATCTAAAAAATCCACCATCCATAGTGGTGTCCACTAAAGGATCCGCCCCATTGGAGTTTCTTTTATAAAATGAATAGTATTCCTGCATAACAGGCATACCAGCAGTCAGCGCCATACCACCATCACCCACAGCAGCCATCCACTTTTGCATAATACTCCTATTATCCAAAGGTTTCTTTGCTACCGCATCTTTACCTACACTTTTCCTAGGATTTCTAACCATGGTGTATCCACCGTACTGGTTAAAAACTGGTTGAGCTTGACAAAATTCAATTCGTTCGAACACGCTTACGGGAGCTTCAGTGACCAGCACGAAACCAGCACATTCGAACCATTGATTTATCAGATTTAACTTATTCAGGTTCTCTTTTTCGAGGAACAAAACACAGTCATCGCCGTCGTTTGCGAGATCTGCATCCAGTTCAACATACTCAAGATAATCAAAAGTCAATCCACACATTATCAATACATTTCCACTTGATGTGTTAGAATCGCCGGAGGCTCGGTTATGCGTCGTCGAGTAGACTAAGCTACCGTCTGATGTATAACCCCGACCTTTGTTACACCTTTGTAAGCTCAAAATGTGTTTGAAGTATCTATCTCCAGGATAGTACGACTGATACATTCCATGCTCCCAGCGTAACGCAGAATTACTAACATGCTTATCAAATTTGGATGCATCTAACGGTACTGCCACAGGATTCTTAAATCTACTCCACTTCGCAAACAAAGCATTGCCTCTTTGCTCCATGTTTAAACCCTTGAATACCGTAGTATCACCATAGATACGATTGATATTTTTATACAACAACTTCTCGATCGGTTTGATATACCTCCCCGTTTCCACAATGTAACGATAATCCCGTGGTTGGATTAAACGTGGTATTGGAATTTTCGTAGCACCAAATAAATATGGTTCATGTTTCATGAAAGCCCTGATGATTGAACAGTCATCAGTGAACCCTAAAGTTTCATTAGCTTCAACTGCTTTTAGAAGCAGTGTGCGCTTTCGACCCTGGTATGTCTCGGCAAACGCTCGAGGCTTCATCGGGGTGGCATAGCACACACCTTTCTTAAACTTAGAAGTGAAACTCTTAGTTCTGCTATTAAATTCCTTAATACAAGGACGAAAAGGTTCGACCCATACTCCATCTACATTGATAAGTAATACTCGTTCCTTAACAGCCTTTTCCATTGCGTCAATAGTGTTGTTATAACATTTATAATTTCCGGAACTTGACATTCCAGTGAAGCAAAAAGTCTTCTTTTGCTTCATTGCCCTTCGTTTATGTCTCCTTACCTTTAGGGACTTGATGTCAGGAGCGGAAGACCGCTCGCAATAGACACCAGGTAATTGACACAAACCCCATCAATCTCCACCGGCATCAGGCCGCCTTCTTCGCGTCCCTAGCCAGTTCAACAACCATGGATCTGTTCTCGAGTAAAGAACGTCATTTCCTAGTTGTACCCGATCTTGTACAGCACGAGATTGTCGCAGAGCTCTTGCTTCAATCTCATATTTATCTGGTATAAACACAGACTCGACAGCCAGAGGCAGCATTGCTCGTATATGAGTCGGCCGCATCTTTCGTTCCGTCATCCTGTTGTTCAACCACCGTCGAACAACTAACCTATTAGCCTTAGTTTCTATGTCCAGACCTGGAATTTCACATTTACATTCAGCAACAAGACTAGCAACAAATGCAAACCGATTTCGCGGATTCTGAGGATTAAGTGGTAAACCAACTTCCTCAGCATCTGCTACATCATCTGCATCAATTTGCTCCAACAACTCTCCACCATTCTGTTCTTGTTCCTTAGTAACTGTAATTCCAAACCATCTTGCTTTAAAGCGCTTTCTCAAGTGCTTTGGTGATATAAACTCAGCAACGTTCTTTACCTTCCGCTTAAAGGCATGAACTATCGCATCATAGTCTATTTGCGTCTTGAACTCGTCTAACGACTCGAGGAGTTCCGGGTTGACTGCCCACCCGACATTTCTATCAGAATAATCATAAACATACATATCTTCTTCCAACATTGCTAATTATATATTTGTACTTTCATAAGGGGTGCTCAAGTAAAGTTTTAATCAAACCTTGAACCACAGTAGTTGCTAAGCAAC